TGGAAGATAAAGAACTGCATTGGTTTGCAAGTGACGATTGCAACAAGATACACCCTGTAATACCTAATAGAACTGCCAAAGTAAAAATACAAGACGGTAGATTGTATGTCTTATTACTAGAATTTAAATACGGAAAGTATAGACTAATTGATAAGGTACATGTTTCATCTGAAGATCATGGCGAACATATAGCAGAAGATTGGGTACTATAGTGTTGCAAAAATACATCTTGACAAACGTTAGTTTGTCTGTTATACTGTATATACAATGAGAAAACAGAGAAAGAAAGAAAATATTATGAAACTTACTGAACTTGGTATAAAAGCCCTAGAAAAGAAAAATGTTCCTAATAGTAAACGTATCCACTATTACATCAAATATTTTTCTAATGAAATTGAAACTGTAGAAGAACTTCTTAACAGTGGTTTTACTATTAATGCTCCTAATCAAAACAGTAAAGGGAAGATTATTCCTAATTGGGAAAGTGATTTTCTTCGTGCTCCTTATATGGGTAGAAAAACTCTAGTATTCCTCAAATCACTACTTAATGAAAATGGTTATCCTGTAGTATGAGATATTACAAATCAAAAGAAATCAACACAAAGAACCATTTCCTCGTAAACACCATATGGCCAGTTGCTGGTAGTAAGAAGGGTGATGAATACAAGATAACAATGCACGATAAAGGATTTACATGCGAGTGTAAAGGGTTCATGTATAATAGTAAATGTAGACACACAAGACAAGTAGTAAGGAGTATAACAAATGAGTAAGTATCTAATCGATCTATTTGATTTAGATAACGATAACGATAACATTACCATGAACATAAATGGTAAAGACATAGAGATGAAACCAGCCATATGCTACGGTAAGGTATATGACAAGTGGTTGGTGAGTGAATGTGGTAAGGTTTGGAGTTTGAAGTATAATAGGAAATTAGTTGGTCAAAAAAGCACCAGCGGACACACTCAATATGCAACGTGTACATCAATTGATTTTTGGGAAGATGGTTCTGGAATGTTTGCCACAGATGGATACAATTATGTTACTCGTAAAATACAAGGGCATAAAATAGTAATGGATACATGGGCTCCATTATATAATAATCCACCAGAGGGTATAGTATGGGAAGAGTGGGAGATTGTTAGAGATTTGCCTACTGTGTATAACCATATAAGCAAGACTGTATGTATAGACCATATTGATAATAACCCTTTGAATAATCACCTTGATAATCTAAGAAGAGTGACCACTTGGGATAATCAAAAGACTAGGAAAGCAAAGGGTATATGAGGTAGTGCGGATAAGTCTACCACAGAAACCCATAAATACCCATATTTGACCATATATTAAAAAGGTACAAATAAAGGTATATACGATATATGTCATAGGGATTAAAGTTTGCAGAGTCTCAGCATTATTTCCACACATACTCAGATATTATCACAGATAGCTTAGTTTCCCCCATGAATATCGATGAAATAATTCATAAAGGGACTTGACAATGGCCATATAGTAGTATATACTCAACTATGTTGAGGGTTAATGAATAACTATAGACTGTATAACATTGTGACATATATGATACACTATGAATTAAATATAGAATAAGCTACAATTGTTCTTGACAAACAGGTATTAGTATGGTACTATAAAGATAATGGAGAGAGAGGCTACTGGAGATGGATTAGCCATCTAGGGTATTAACCACTGAAAGTCTCTCAGGAAAATTGAATGACTGATTTTAATAAGACGCTGAGTGATATCGATATTGTTATGAACCTATTGAAGTATGGAAGAACAAGGGCTGCCATGACTACACTGAGAGCTCTCAGAGAGACTACACTGACATGTATGGGTGATGAATGTGCAGTTGATGAAGAGAGATTACATTGGAGAGTAGAGATACTTAACAATCCTCATAAATATTTCACGGAAGATATGAGGAATACAATACAAAATACGAGAACTAGTTAAACTTTATTAGAGACATTAAGGTTGGTGCGATCATAGTATTATGATCCTGGCTCACAGTAAAGTTCCATTATAATATATGGTGTGAGGGTTCGTGTTGTCTCTTCTTTTTATACCAGTGTGAGGTGTCAGGGATTTATCTCCTTTCTCCCCTTGAACAGACATCTCACACACCACTATTCTCAGGTAAAGGGGGCCTTAAGAACTGAGCAGGTAAATGTAATCTATACAGGATGTTAGGTTCCCTGATGATATTTTCTGATGATTAGAGGGTATCGAAAACTGAGCGTATGTTGATTGCACTACCCTGATATTATAAATGGAGATATACTTGTGATAGAAAGGCCCCCCCCAAAACCTCAGAGCAACTCAAATGCACTACCCGTATATTAAATATAACATAAGTAAAAGAAGAGAATATGCATATTTCCCCTATAAGACTACGGAGACAATTCGAATGAATAAAAATCTATCATCTACAGATATGCTTGTGGTGCAGGTTTTAAAGAGTGAGCTCACAGTTCCATCTATTACTCCCACATATCGGAAAGAAATATTAAATAGAATAGAAATATTAAATAAACAAGTTATTCCATATACGGGGAATAATATTATTTTCCCTCATAAAGTTCCTTGACTTATTTGATTACATCTGTTACACTGTGTAAAGTGATAATATTAATACTATGAAGAAAGAAAGAAACTATGCGAATACCTGATTTTATATTTGATCATTTGACATTACATTTAGATAAAGAAGGCCCAATTAAAAATGTTGGTTCTAATAGTTATATTAGTATTACCGGAGTTCCGAATTACTTTCGAGAATCTCTGGTTTCTACTATGGAAGAAGTTTGGGGTATAGAGTATATTATTGATGACCACGGCGGTATGATTTTTTATAAGGAAAGATAAATGAGTGATTTTTTAAGAGACATTATCAAGGAAGTTGGTAATGAGTATGCATCTATTGTGGATGATGGTGTAGAGGCAGGTGACGTTAATACTTTTATTGACACAGGTTCATACATACTGAATGGACTATTGAGTGGTTCAGTGAATGGTGGATTGCCTGCAAATAAGATTACAGCTCTCGCAGGTGAAAGTGCAACAGGTAAGACATACTTTCTTATGGGAATTGTAAAGAACTTTCTTGATGTAGACCCAAATGCAGGTGTCATATATTTTGAGAGTGAAAGTGCGATTACAAAGCAGATGGTAATTGAAAGAGGAATTGACACGAAGAGAATGGTGATATTTCCTGTGACTACTGTGCAGGAGTTTCGTACTCAAGCCCTGAAGGTTCTTGATCAGTATCTTGCACAAGACGAATCGGAGCGAAAGCCTCTGTTTATATGTCTGGATTCTCTGGGTATGCTGAGTACTACCAAGGAAGTCGAAGATACTTCTGATGGTAAAGAGACAAGGGATATGACGAGAGCTCAGGTTCTCAAAGCAGCGTTTCGAGTTCTGACTCTAAAGTTGGGGCGAGCGAATGTTCCGATGGTAGTAACGAATCATACTTACGAGAGTATGGGACTCTTCTCCACCAAAGAGATGGGTGGTGGTAGTGGTCTAAAATACGCAGCGAGTTCGATTGTGTATCTTTCTAAGAAGAAGGAGAAGGATGGTACAGAAGTAATCGGTAATATCATTCACTGTAAGAATCATAAGTCGAGACTCACCAAAGAGAATAAGATGGTTGATGTAAGATTAACTTATGATAAGGGACTTGATCGTTACTATGGTCTGCTGGAACTTGCAGAGAAGTATGAAATCTTTAAGAAGGTATCTACACGATTTGAGATGCCTGATGGAACGAAGCAGTTTGGTAAAGAGATACTTAACAATCCTCATAAATATTTCACGGAAGATATTATGCATAAGTTAGACCTAGCATGTGAGACAGAGTTTAAGTATGGCTCAAAAGAAATTGAAGAGATTACATTGGAGAGTGTTGATGAAGATGGTCAGGAGTAGTTATGGATGATATTAAAAAGTCAGGTATTGCCAAGTTAAAAAAACTTGGTCTTACCGATGAAGAGATTAATGCAATGCTTGGTATTGAAGAAGAACTTCCACCAGAAGAAGAGTTGGCTCTTTCAGTAGAACAGAATGAATTGAATACAAAAGCTTGGAAGCAAGATTTTCTGATTGAGCAGTTGGGTTATTACAACATAGCACATGATACAAATTATGAGATAAAGGAATGGATAGAAGGTATTCAAGATGAATCTATATCTGTACACTTTGATTGGAAAGAACTTGCGGGTATTAGACCATACCCATTAAATGATGCATCCACACCAGAGTTTAAAGCAGCTGCTGCAAAGGAAAGAAAACGAGTTGAAAAATTACAAAAAGAATATGATGAGTGGAAATCGGTAAATGATCTTCGGCCTAGAGGTCGAAGCTATGATAACAAATAAGAACAAAAAGGAAATTGGTTGTGAAAGACAAAGTAGTTAAAAAACAAGATATTGTTGATAAGGTAGTAAAAGGTAAAGGTAAGTTTGGTGAAGGAACTATTGTTAAAACAACTTCTGATGGTTCCACTATTGAGAGAGTAGATCACGCATGGCAGCAGAAGAAGGGGAGTAGTATCTCTTCTGATGGTTTTCATAAAGAAGGTTCTGATACTATTACAATGCCAAAAGATATTGATATTACTACACCAGAAGGAGATCGAAGAGCTGGTGAATTTGTAAAAGAGGTTCGTACTGCTGTACATAGAGGTAAGAAGATTGCCTACGATACATTGCAATCACAAAAAACTGGTAGTGTTGCAAGCAGACCTATATCTCCAAAATACAAAGAAGGTTGGGAAAGAATCTTTGGTGGTGAGGATTAATGGGATTTGTTCCTATCAAGACTGTAAGAGGAAAGATACAGCTAGTAATTGATTTAATTTTTACGTTAACCTTTGGATTTGTAATTCTTATTTTTCTTATAGTTTACTTTTTACTTATAACACTTCCTATGATGATAATTAATTGGGTGTTATCATACTGGAGTAAAGATTAAAATAAACTTTATAAAAAGTGCATTTTTATGTTGACAAACTATATTCTATATGTTATAGTTAATATAATGAAACAAAGGAAAATATTATGAAATTAGAAATTGGCGCGGTTGTATCATTTATTGATGATATTGGTGATAAGTATACAGGTAAGCTTACTTCAGTAGAATCTGACTCGTATGATGATGTTAAGTTAGAGGGTGGTTTAGTTACTTATTGGTCTAAGAAGACTAAGAAGTATGTTCCTGTACGCGATAAGCACAAGGATTCTATCTTTTTTGAGATTAAAACTACTCTTGGTAATGAGTATGCTTGCGAATCAGAGTTGTTCTAATATAATATTTACTAAATATTACTTATAATGATAAAATATAGAATTATTACTAAGACAATAATGGTTGATCATCTAGATAAGGATGACGTACATTTAATTTTACAACAATTTCGGGATAGTAATCTAGACTCAAATGTGATTTATGAAGTTGAAAAATATGACAAGCCAGAAAAAATTCGTTTAGGTCGAGATCCAGACTTGCATTAATCCTTATAAATACATATATAAATATATGTGAGGATTGGTATGGTAGCAAAAAGTAATTTTATGGGACTAGATGGGTTTGTCTGGTTTGTTGGTGTAGTAGAAGATCGTAGTGATCCTGATGCTCTAGGAAGAGTACGAGTTCGTTGTCTTGGTTTTCATACAGAAGATATATCTGCTCTTCCCACAACCGATTTACCTTGGGCTCATGTTATGCATCCAGTAACAGACCCTTCTATGCATGGGATGGGCAGCACTCCATCCTTTCTTGTTGAAGGTTCTTATGTTATCGGTTTCTTTAGAGATGCTGAAGACAAGCAACAACCTATCATCATAGGTTCTCTTCCTGGTAATCCAGAAGCAGCTGCTGACCCAAGAGAAGGGTTTAATGATCCTAGAGGAAAAGATGCTATACAGACTCAGTATAAGGGTGATCCTGCGTATGGGCCTTATCCTGTAGATGGTGATACCTATACTATGGCCTCTGGGCATGAGGTTGGAGAATCAGATACCAGTAGACTTGCTCAAGGTGAAAATTCAGAAAATCATAATAAATTAATTGAACGTAGATCACGAAGACTACGAGGTGATCCTAGTATACCTCATGTTGAAGGTGATGAACATCCTCCAGAAGATCATACAGGTGTTCCAAAAGCAACTAAACCAAACCTATCTACTGTATCAGATATTGCAGAAGAAGACCCTAGAGGATTTTGGGAAGAACCTCAACCTAAAGGAATTGTAAAAGATGCAGATCCTTATACATCCGCTCAATATCCATACAATCATGTTCACGAAAGTGAGTCAGGTCATATACGTGAGATAGATGATAGCCCTGGTGCTGAAAGATTATTTACTCAGCATAAGTCAGGAACATTTGAGGAACTTCATACTAATGGTGATAAAGTTGTTAAAGTTATTGGAGACAACTATGAGATTATTGCTGGTGGTTCTAATGTTTATGTATCAGGTAGTGTTAATCTAACAATAGCAGGAACGGTAAGAGAATATATTAAAGGTAATTATCATTTAGAGGTAGAAGGAGACTATACACAAAAGATAGGCGGAAATATTCGCACTAAGGTTGGGTATAAAAGTGGTGGTAATGTTGAGGAAGAAATAAAAGGTAATCATGCATATAATATTAGCGGTTATGTGAGAGGTAATATAGGGCCCCTTGAAGAAGGAGCTGCGCCCGGCGCCGGTGATGTTGATATAAACATAGTTGGTGCGAAGACAGAAGTGATTGGTAAGATTAATAGAATTTATTCTGGAGATGATATGAAAATTACTAGTGACAAAGATTTATTTATCACTTCAAAAGATAATATGGTAGTTTCAACAACTTCTGGTATAATGTCATTTAAATCTGGATCAAATGTAGATATGAGATCAACTTTATCAACGACAATTAGCTCAGGAACATCTATGCTAATTAACTCAACTACAACAAGGAAAGATACAATAGGAACAAGTTGGATTTCTACCACAGGAAAAACATGGACACATACATCTAGTGGCAACATTAAAATAACAGGTGGCCCAGATATTGACTTGAACCCAGTAGCTATTGAAGTTGATGAAGAATAATTAAAATGGCTCACGCATTTACTATAATTGATTCGTCTAATGAAAAGATAGTGTATACTAATTATGATGATATACCATTAGCAACATTGAAACACGTTATTAGTTTTATACCAGACTTAGGAACAGAAGAACAGTCGAATGAAATATTATTAGAAATAGATACTTTAAATTTTGGTCAAACAGATAAATTTGTTGAAGAGTCTGAAGAAAATAATATAGTTTTAGATGGTACTGATAGTTCTTCTGCTAATGTTGGTGATAATCTAATAATGGAAAATGCTGAAGGTAGAGATAAATTAGTACCAGAGAATTTTGCAGATGGTACAGAAAACCATTTAATATTAGAACTTATAGATGGGGATATTATTTTTGGGCCGTTTGTTAGATTAGAAACAGGAACAACAGATGTTTTATTAAATGAGACTGGTGGAAAGATTATTTTTGATAATATAGTAGGAGATGCAGTTGGTGCAGATCATTTTCATCCACCAGTAGGAGAACCTCATGCTGAAGGTGATGGCCATACGGAAGCAGAACATAGAGAGATTGCTTTGTGGAATTTTAAATTAAAAAAACTAATTACACAGGAGAGTACAAATGCCAGCAGTAACTAGAATAGGCGATGCAGATATACCACATTGCTCTGAAATGGTTAGAGCTATAGGTTCTCCAAATGTGTTTGTAAATAGTATTGCGGTAAGTAGACAAACAGATATTAATACAGTACATTTATTACCAGGAGCTCCATGCCCCCCTCACGTTGCACCTATTACTACAGGTTCAACTACAGTTAAAGTTAATGATTTGGGTTGCGGTAGAATTGGCGACAGTATTACTTCATGTACATCAGTTGCTGCTGGTAGCGAAAATGTTTTTGCAGGAGGATAGAGTATGATTACTGGGGGGTTGGCTGCGGCCAATGAAAAATTTAATAGTATTTTAAAACAGATAGATTCTACAACCATTATTGCGAAAGCAAATTCGGAAGTTGAAGCTTTGATAGCATCAACTGCAATTGGATCAGAACTGTCTGCTCTTGCAACAGATTTAAGAAGTCTAATTCCACAAGGTTTAGAATTACCAAATATTAATTTACAAGCACAATTGTCTAGTTTATCTGGAATTGCTAATGCAGCACAAGCTGCGGGTTTGTTATCAAGTATAACATCAAACTTTGGTGGAGCATTATCTGCATCTGGATTTAGTTTGAATAGTTTAGTCTCAAGTGCTGCTTCAGCTGTTGCCGCTGGTAAGAGTTTATCTTTTGATATTCCTAATTTTGAACTTCCGGCAGGTGGTGGTGATGCAGTTCAAAAAGCTATTGAAGTTAAGTTACCAGAAGATGATCCTGTTGAAGAAGTTCCAGCTACAATCCAAGAAAACTTAGCTCAAACTGCTGCAACAAATGCCGCATCAAGTTCAGTCATAGTTACATCACCAACTTTGCCTGAAGAAGATACTGAACAACTTACAATAGCAACTAAAACTACAAAAGTTACTCAAAATTCTATTACAGCAGAAGTGACAACTGCTGCCGATGCTTTTGAGGGTGATAAAAGAAAGAATATTAGTAAGGCTGGTTTTTCTACCAGACCTATTATTATTACTGAGAATGTTTTATTAGATAATGTTTCATCTGGGACTGCTGGGCCAGTTATAGAATTAAAACAAATACCAACAAAGGTATCATCAGTTAAAGGTTTTGATGAAGATGGTAGACAACGATTCATTATAGAGGAACCATTAAGGAAAGGTCAAGTAGGTAGGTTTGATACGTTTACTGTATCAGGAAAAGAAATATTAATTTCTGAGGTTCTAAGAAATTATACAGAAGCACCTGCTAGAAAACAACGTCGAGGTAAAGAAGGCCTTTCTTTTGTAGTGAGGTATCAAACTAACTCTACATATGACCCAACATACAAGGTATAAATATAGATATGTTAAAATAAACTCTAAGTTTCTTTATAAATAAATGTAAAAGGAATCTAACTTAATGGCTACATCAACCGCACATAGAGATGCACAAGGTCAAAATGATATAGACCGTAATGTGCGGCAATATAAAGATTTAGATTTGTTCTTTGCAAAGACACAAGCATCTAAGGATGTTAGAAAGGTTACAGATATAGCAGCTGTTAAAAGGTCTGTTCGTAATCTTGTTTTATTGAATCATTATGAGAAACCCTTTCATCCAGAAATTGGTTCTGGTATTAGAGATATGTTATTTGAGAATATGACTAACATGACAGCATTTATTCTTGCAAAAAAGATAGAAGATGTTATTGAAAATTTTGAACCAAGGGTTAAACTTATTAGTGTTCGTGCTGACCCAAATTTAGATCGTAATGAATATGAAGTGACAATAGAGTTCTTTGTTGTTAATGCACCGACAGAGCTTGTTGACTTAACAGTATTTCTAGAGGTATTACGATAATGGCAACAAACAATAAAAGATTAGAAGTAACAGAATTTGATTTTGATGATGTAAAAGAAAATCTTAAAATATTTCTAGGAGCTCAAAACGAATTTACGGATTATGATTTTGAGGGTTCTGGTATGAGTGCATTGTTAGATGTTCTTGCATACAACACTCACTATCTTGGTTTCAATGCAAATATGTTAGCAAATGAAATGTTTTTAGATAGTGCGTCATTAAGATCAAGTATTGTTTCTCACGCAAAAACATTAGGTTATGTTCCAACTTCTTCTAGAGCTTCAAAAGCAAAGATAGATGTTACTCTTAATACTAATGATATTTCGGTAACAATGTCAGCAGGAACTGTTTTCAATACTACTGTAGAGGATGTATCTTATCAATTTTCAACTATTGAAGATATAACAAAATCTAATATTGGTAATACTATTCCTTTTGTTGGAGTTGACATCTATGAGGGAACATTTATTACAACAAGATATACTGTTGATTCTTCTGATATAGATCAAAGATTTCTTATTACAAATAATAGAGCAGACACTACTACTTTGACAGTCAAAGTTCAAACATCATCTACAGATTCATCTTCTAATGTATTTACAGAAGCAACAGACATAACACAAGTAACAACTGGAAGTAATGTTTTCTTTTTACAAGAAGTGGAAGCTGGATTATTTGAAGTTTACTTTGGTGATGGTATTATTGGTACTGCTCTTTCTGATAACAACATTGTTATACTTACATATATTGTATCTAATAAAACTGCTGCAAACGGTGCATCTTTATTTACAAATGCGGCATCAATTTCAAGTGTTACAGATGTATCAGTTGCAACATCAGAAATTGCATCTGCTGGTTCAGAACCAGAAAGTCTTGCATCTATAAAATATAATGCTCCTTTGGATTTTGCTTCTCAAGGTCGTTGTGTTACATCAGAGGACTATAAAGTTTTTGCAAAGAAACTTTTCCCTAATACTCAATCTGTTCAAGTCTTTGGTGGAGAGGCTGGTTCTTTTGATACAAGTCTTGGTGTAGTTAGTACTCCAGAATATGGAAAAGTTTTTATATCAATAAAATCTACGACAGGTAATAATTTAACTGCTACTGAAAAATCTCAATTAGTTGTTGATCTTGCACCTTTTACAGTTGCATCAATAACACCAGTTATTGTTAATACTCAAACCACAAAAATTATTTTACAAGTAGTCTTTAAGTTTGATTCTAGTAAAACAACCAAAACTTCAGCTGGATTATCATCTGAAATTTTAACCACATTAAAAAACTTAAATAAAAATAGTTTAGGTCAATTTGACGGAATGTTTAGACATTCAAAAGTAACAGGACTTATAGATGATACTGATAATTCTATAACAGGAAATATTACTAATGTAACTTTGGCTCATAATCTAGAACCATTATTAAATACATCAAAATCATATACCATTACTTTTAATAATAAAATTTTTAATCCACACGATGGTCATAATTCTATTGCTGGGGGTGTTTTATCTTCCACTGGATTTAAGATTAGTGGAGACACAACTAATATTATGTTTTTTGATGATAATGGTAGTGGTGTTTTAAGACTTTTCTTTATTGTTGCTGGTGTAAGAGTATATAAAGATGAAACAGTAGGAACAATAGATTATATAACTGGTAGTATTGTTATTAATAATATTAATATAATATCAATATCAGATGTTGATGGTGCCGCTTCTAGTATAATTAGAATAACAGTAATTCCAGATTCAAGCGACATTGTTCCTCTTCGTAACCAAATATTAGAAATAGATTTTATAAACACTACCGTAACGGGAGAAGTAGATACTATATCAACAGGAGATTCTGCAGCTGGATCAATATACAATACAACCTCTAGTTATACAACACCGTCGAGTTATTAAAAAATGGCTCCTTTTGACGGATATTCATCAAACTTAACAACTAAGATTAGTCCTTTAATTGAAGGTCAAGTTCCTGACTTTATACAAGCAGACCATCCTCTATTTGTAAAATTTTTAAAATACTATTATGAATATTTGGAAGCTGGTGAATTAAGAGTAACTGTTAATATTGATAATCTACTTTTAGAATTAGAAACTCCATCAAGTGTATTAGATGTAGATGGTAATGAAATTGTTTTAGAGTCTGGTTCTGGAACCGATGGTAAGTTTGTTGTTGGTGAAACCATTACTGGATCAATAAGTAAAGCTACTGCAAAAATTCTTGTAGATGATCTTGGTAATGATACACCAAGATTGTTTATAACATCTCAACAACAGTTTCAGACAGGTGAAACTATTACTGGTGGAACTTCTAGTTCAACTGGTACGATAGATAGATACAGAGCAAACCCTGTACAAACTTTACAGCAATTATTAGAGTATGCAAACGTAGATAATACCATATACGATTTCTTAGATCAATTACGTGAATCGTTTATGAACGCAATACCAAACAAGCTTGCTGATGGTGTTAATAAAAGAAATTTAATAAAGAACATTAGAGAACTTTACCGAGCGAAGGGAACATCTGAAGGTCATAAAATTTTTATGAGGATGTTGTTGGGACAAAATTCTGAAGTAACTTATCCAAATAAATTTATGATGAGATCATCAGATGGAAACTGGGTTAATCAAGTAATATTGAGAACCTCTCCTGGCATAAATTCTATTTCAACAGAAATTGTTGGTACAACAATTACAGGTGGTACTTCTAGTGCCACCGCTGTTGTTTCTAGTGCATTGAGTACAGCAGAAGGTGGAGATGCTATAGTTCAATTTGAATTAAATCCTACTTCTATAGTTGGAACTTTTATAGACGGAGAAACTATTACTGGAACATCTACTGTTCAAGATGTTACTATGACATTTACAATTAGAGGTATAGTTACAAAATTTAATGTGACTAATGGTGGTATTCTTTATGATATTGGTGACAAAGTAGAATTAGACACACAAACAGCAATAGGTAATGGTGAAGCTAAAGCAGAAGTTACCTCAGTTAAAAGGGGTAGTGTTAGTGAAGTTATTATTGACGATGCAGGAACAAACTTTAATGTAGGAGATGTTCTAACATTTACTACTACAGAGATAAGTACTAATACTACAGCTGCAACTGGATTTGTTTCTGTTGTGGATGGTTCTTTAATAATGGATGGTACAGATTCATCATCAACAGATGCTGGAAAACTTCTAGTTCTTGAATCAGGATCAACTTCACAACTAGAAGAGTTTCAACTTGTATTAGATGGTGGTGGAACTGAAGCTACTGCTGTTGTTAATGGTGCAACATCTAAAAGCACTACAGTAAAATTAGATGGAAACTCTGGAACAATTGTAGTAGGTATGGTTTTATCTGGTAATGGTATAGAACGATCTAGAGTTATTACTGTAACAGCTGTTGCATCACAAAATTCTATTACTATAAGTTCTGCATTAACTCTATCAGACAATATCAATTTATTCTTTGATAATATTGCTGGTGGTATTGGTGACACTCTTGTTTTAGATGGAACAAATGGTTCTTCTAAAAATGCTGGTAGTAATATTATACTAAATCAAAATGGTTATGACTTACAAGAAAGTGGTGATACTTACGGAACAGAAACAGATTCCTTTGCTTTAGAAGAAGGTACAGTTGCAACTGGTGAGATTACTAGAATATTTGTTAGTAATGGTGGTGATGGTTATTCTTTACTTCCAACTGTTAGCATTATAACAACTGGTGGAACAGCTGCTGCCCTTCTTGCAACAACAAAAAATATTGGTGCAGTAGATAGTGTTGATGTTACAAACCAAGGATTTAAGTATAACCAATCCCCCGAAGCTCAATTTCACGCTAACTTTGTTGTTAAAGATGCAACAGGAACTTTTGTTGCAACAAACACTCTTACTACACATACAGGAACAATAAAAAATTATAACGCTACAACTAAAGTTCTAGAAACTACTTTTGAAGATGTTATAAGAATTACTATGGAAGATGGCGATAGTAATGATATTGAATTAGAAAAAAGTTTGCTTGAACTGAGTGATAGAGATGGTGAGGGTGATCTTCAAGCAGATAATATTTTAGTTGAAGAAGATCAACTAGTAGATGAAAATGGAAATAATTTTGTATTAGATTCATCTTTCTCTGGTAAACAATTAGATTACTTTACTTTAGAAGATGATACAGATAATGGTAGTGATGGATTTCTTGTAGTAGAGGATACACGAATTGGTATATTCCTTCACGAAGGTTTAGATCATTCTGCTATTGCATTAGAAACTGCAGCTGGATTTGGAGATGGTTCTGTTGATCCTACAAATGGTAGAAGTAGTTATGATAAGTTAATATCAGAACAAGATGGTGATTTATTAATATTTGAAACAGAAGGTTTATCTACTGAAAGATATTTTGAATCTGGAGCTCATGTAAGAGATAGGTTTGTTACAGAAGATAGTGCAGCTGTAGCTACATTAGATGATGATGGTGATAATATTTTATTAGATGCCGATATAGAGTATGGTACGGTAAATGAAATTCATCTTCTATTAGAAGGTACTGATGCATCTGGTACTGATGCTGGCGACAATATCATAAATGAGAGTATTGGTAATTCTATCATTCTAAATGGTACTGATGCTAATTCATTAAACTTTAATGATCTTCTCTTAGGTGATGCTGAAGCTCTTGATGGAAGTATTGCTCTTGATGGTACAGATGTAAATAGTACTGATATTGGTGCTAACTTAATTAATGAAGATCCTATAGATTTTCTCACAACTCCTGTTACTATCACGGATTCTGGTGGTGCTACTGCAACGATTGTTTCTGCTG